GGTCTACCTAATCCGCCTTGCCCTTTGTTAAATATAACGTCGTTTGCCATTTATAATTTTTTAAAGGTTATTTTTTCTTTTTTGGTTTTTCTTCAATCACTTCTTCCGATTTTACAACAAACATTTCTAATTTGTTTAAATCAGCATGATTTTTTATAACTTCAATTTCAGTATTATCACTTAATAAATAAATAGCATTATCACTTGTTACAACAATAACATTTGATTTATCCATTTCGTTTTTTGCTAATTCTTTTGCTGTTTCTAAAGTCATTTTTAATTTTTTTATAGAAGGGAGTTAAATCAATAACTCCCTTGTAATTTTATAATTATGCTTGAACGATTGCTACAACACCTGTTTGAGATGTACGCATTTTAGATGCTCCAAATAACTGCATAGCAGAAACGATTGAACCATAGTATTCAGCTACTTGCTCAGTAATAAATACATCAGTAGAACCCATTGCCTTTGCAACGAAATTAGGATGGTAAGCTAATGCAGCTAAGTTATCAGTTGCAGCAGCAGATGAAGGAGTACCACTATCAGCAACAGCTTTAATAACTGGAGTTGCAGTGTTATCATAAACAACAACTGTTGAACGAATCATAACGTCAAATCCATGAATACGAGTAACAACACCTGAAGGTAATGCAGAAGTTCCATAAGATTGAGCTTGATAAACATCAGCAATAGCTAATAATTGAGCGTTATACATATCTGAAGGTAATAATAATACACGACCAGCAGCAGGTACATTTTCAGAATCTAAAATAGATTTAGCTTTTAAAATATCAGCTAAAGTGATAGCGTTACGAGTACCAGTTGCAGAAGGTGCTAATGCAGTTCCAACAGCAGTACCAGTAGTTCTTACTTGGCGAGTTGCACCACTTGGCGCCCACTTGTATAAAGCGTTATTAACTAACACATCTTCTAATGTAGAAATATGTTGATTTAAAATAGACATACGTTTGTCATAAGATAAAAAAGCAGTTTCTTGGCCAGCTTCAATGTGAATTGGTTGAACATAGTAAGTGTCCATTGAATAAGTTAATTCACTATCCGTTCTTTGCGTAATAGTTGCAGGAAACGAAGTAATGTTTTTAGAAATAGTTGGATTAGATCCAGCTTGCGGAACGTGAACTGTTTTGTAGTTTACGAAACCATCGTGATTAGTTGCACGAGCGATAATAGCGTTATCCTTAAATAAATTCTCTTGAATATCGGATAACCATTGTTCTTTTTGTAATGCCATGATTTTTAGTTTTTATTTTTTTGTTATTTTTTTGTTATTTTTTATTGTAAAATTTATTGTACATTTCAGTATAGATTGCTGGAGTTTCGTTTTTGATTACTTCTAATCCTTTAACATCTTTTTTCTCCCAATCACGAATAGTCCAATCAGCTCTTGTATCTTTGGTTTCAACGTTTTTAGCATCAAAGATTTTAACAGCATCTTTAACATTGTTAATTTTACTTAACATGTTTTCAACTGCTCCAAAGTTTGCGATTGCTAATTTGATAGTTTCATCTTTTGCAGATTCTTCAATCTTTTTAGCTTTGATTGCGTTTTCAACTAATTCAATAGATTTAGTTTCTAATTCTTTAGCTTCAGCTTCTACCTTTGCTAATTCAGCATCTTCAATTTCTTTTAAACGAGCTTTTAAAGTTTCATTTTCAGAAATCAATTCTGCATTTTTTGCGTCTTTATCTTCAATAGCAGCAACAATTTCAACTTCAGTTGCTTCATTGGATAAATTTAACATGTTTGTTATTTTTTCCATTTTGGGTTTTTTATTTATTAATTTATTATAAATGAAAGCCATTTCACTTAGGCTATTAGTACTCATTTTGATTTTTTTATCACACTTAACAACTACATCAACTAAACCCATTTCCATACATTGATTAGCATCTAACCAAGTTTCTTCATCCATCATTTTGTTAATTGTATCTTCCTCTAACTTTGTTCTTTTAGATAAAATAGTTACTAATGTACTTTTAACTAATGCTAAAACAGATTCATCATTTCCACCGCTAGGATTGTGCAACATCATAGTGCCATAATCAGCCATATAACATTTTTCGCCAGCCATTGCAATAACACCACTAATACTAGCAGCTAAACCATCAATGTAAGTATCACATTTAACTTTTGAATTAAGTATAGCAGAAACGATTGAATAACCATCTAATACATTACCACCAATTGAGTTAATTCTAACATTGATTTTCTTACATTTATCTTGTAAGTATTGCATTTCATAAGCAAATGAACTACCTGAAATTCCATAAACATAATTACCGTTTTCATCAACTGAATCACCTATTTGATTATATAACAAAATAGTGGCTTCGTTTTCAGATATATTTTTTATGTATTTAAAGTCCATATTACAAAATTAATTACTAAATTTGTTGTATATCAATATAGTAACTATTATATATGGGAAAAGAACATTCTGAAGATGATATAAGACGTAAAATGCTATCTTATAAAGTAAGAATCACAACTCGAATTAGTGGAGTTGATAAAAATAAATTTATGATTGACTCGCTTAAAAAAGGAATTAACGAAAGTGATTTAACTCGTGAAATAATAAACATTCACTATGCTATAATTGAAACCAACCCTTATTTAAAAGAGTTGGAATTTACAGAATTAAAGAAATATTTAATCGATAAGATTAAAATTTAATTACATTTCTTCAATAAACATTTTGTTATTTGTAGTAGTAGTATAGCCAAAATATGTTCTGAATTGTGCTTTAATTACTTTACCAGCGGTTAATGTTACAATAGTTGAACAATTAACAGAAAAACTAGCGGTTAAATTTAATATATAAGAACCTCCAGTACCTAAATCTAAATAAGCTCTATTTTGAGTAAATTTTTCATCTAATACAGAAGCATCTGTTGAATTATAAATTCTAAAATAAGATGCAGCTTGAACGTCAACAGGTAAACTTCCCGATGAAGCAGTTGCAGATTGAGGGTTAGCTAATAGTGTAATTTTATATTTAGCTGTTTTAGGTATAGTGTATGACAATGAAGTCATGTCTATATAAGTTCCACCAGAATCAGTTTGAGTTGCATTTGTTAATTCTACTGCTATTTTACCACTACCATAAGCACTAACTAAATCAGCACTTGTAAAATCTCCACCACTAGCCACATCTGTTGCAACATATTTATAAACATCGTGAACGTTTAAAATATCTCCATTTGTAAATTCTAATGGATCAGCAACTGCATCTTGTGTTTTAGTTAATATGAATCTAGCTACATTTGTAGTACCATTTACAGCAGTTGTTTCATAATATTTTCCGCCATAAAATATTTCGCCAGCAGTAACATCTTTGCCAGCATCACTAACTACACATCCACTAATAACATAAGGAGTTGTTAAGGAATACGAACCAATGCTTTGAGTTATAAAAGCCTTAATAATACCAGCCTTATCTTCATCTAAAGCATCTTGTAAAAACTTTAATGAATTTCCAGTAAATGGTTGTTTTCTAGTAACACTTATAATTTGATTTACACTTATTTTTTTCATTTATTTAATTTTAATATGTTCGAATATTGTATTGCATCCCAGCTAAATTATATTTATCAGCAAAAGTTCTTATAATTGCATTTGCACTAGCTCCTAATGTTGTATAATCAGATATTGGCACAAATATAGTATAATCATAAATACCACTTGCATAAGTAGCTGTTAAATCCATATAATCTTCTTGATAAAAGCTATCCAATGGCATAACAGATGATTCTGTGCTATCTGTGTCCATTACAAATACATCTCCAACATCAATAAAATTATTAGTAATATAAATACCGCTAGTTATAAAAAATTTATTTAAAGCATATTCAAATAATAACTTTTGAGCCGAATATTTTACACGTTCATCTGTGCCTATAAATATATCGTTTACTTTTGTCCAAAAAACTGTATTACTTGGAGCTTCACCCATAAATGATTGAGCAACACCTAATGAATCTGTACAAGTTGCTTCATAAATAGATTTATCAGTCCATCTAACTTTATCTCCAAAGTTATAAATAGTTAATACGTTATAATCTAAATAATTACTACCAGTTTTATAATCTTCAAATATTAAAGACCAAAAATTTTGAATAGGTTTAGTTATAACATAAAGCCACGCTAAGAATTTAGATTCTCTTAACGTTGGCGGAGTTAACTGTTCCGCTACTATTTCATTATCATAATCGTATATTGCCATTACTGAGGGGTAAACGTTAATGTATCTGTAAATGTATTACTTGCGGTTGTTTCTTCAATAATATAGCCAGCAGCTAATTGATATAATGGAATAAGTGTTGTATTTCCTTGTACCATGTAAGTTTTACTAGAAAAAGCCGTTGCATCAGCTCTAACAGCAACATCTTCTAAAACAACATCGTTAACACCTGTTACGGATTGTATCGAATCAACAATAGCGCTTAATTTAATCTTACCATCAAAAGGCAATGCAGCTAAATAAACATTAACTGCGCTTATAACAGCATCTGAAATAGTAGAAGAATATTGACCATCGTAGTAAACATTTGCTTTTAAATACAATTTATCACTTACTAATGAAGTAGCTACATAATTAACACCTGCAAAACAAATATCATCTAAGTAACCATTTAAAGAAGATAACTCAGGACCAGATAAAGCAATAGGCGGATCTGATTTTGCAACCTTAACTAATACTGTTCTTTGTGCCGTTCTATTTACAGCGGCTCTTGTAATTAATAATTTAGTAGCATCTACTGTTGTATAATTAACTGAGAAATCAGAACCTACCGTTAATACTTGTGGAGTAGTAGCATCGTATTGAAATTTTAATACTTTATCTTGTAACCATGCAGAAGTTCCGACGGCTGCTTTTGAAATAGTTAACTCTAAATCAGTTTTGAATATATCCCACAACGTTTCTTGTAAAAACATTTGAGCAGCTACAATATATTTCCATAGTTTATAAATAGCAGAATTTGAAACGCTATTTAAACCACTTAATCCTGTTTGTGCGGCTTGTTCCGCATCCATTAAAGCTAAAATTGTTGCTATTGACCTTGCCATTATATTTGATTTGGTAAAACAATATCGCCAGTTATTACTGGTGCTAGTGTTGCTGTTGTTGTATCTGTTGTTTTGTTATCGTTGCCTAAAGTAGCATAATCTTGAATGTAGATTTGCACGTTTGGATGGTCGAAATTTTGTTCTTCATTTCTCCTTAATAATTTACCGAATGTGCTATATTGCTTATTGTGTACTGTTTGCCAAACGCTATCTAACAACGTTAATATAGTTGTATCTTCATCTAAGTAGCTTTCAAAACAAACATGTAAACGTACAGTCATATCGTATTCTTGACTAACTGCAAATTTACCTTTATCTCTAAATGTAGATGGTAATAGTTCAATAAATATTGCAGGATATAAGAAAGGATTTTCTTCGTTTTCACGCTCTAACTGGTTATTCCATAAAGCAACATGTTTAATGCCTGTAATAGCAACTAAATCAGTTTTTAAAGAATTATATAAGGTTAGTTTAGACATTATTGCAAATATAATATTATTTATTAAATATTCTTTTTATAGTTACATCTAATTTTGATATAATTTTTCTATTCAATACACCGCTATAACCTATAAATTGTCTTTTAGGCATTTTAAAGCCACGACCACGACCAGAACGCTCGCCATTATTATGAACACTTGCATAAGGTACATCGGTTAAAATCTTTACTGATAGGAAACCAAAACGCTTACTTCTAATTGACCTTCTTAATCTACCACTTTTTACTAATATAGCCCTATTACCCATTCTACTTCTTTCAGTACGTTTGCGAGGTTGCCACCTTTGTAAACTTTCATCAGTAAATCCTTGATTCCTAAAAGATGTTGTAAAATGATTAGCAGCTAATACACCCATTGCATCCACTACTTTTTCAAGTTGAGGTTTAAAAGCCTGTATGTCCTTTAATATCTTTTTATGTTCTGCAAAAGTTGCCATTAGTTCATTGCTATAAAAAATAATTGACAATAATATAATCCGTCTTTATTTTTGTTTAATAAAATATGTGTAAAATAATGTATAGAATTAGTTAGTTGTTCGTTTACGTTACCTTTATTTATTAAGCTGTTAATCATCTAGGTTTAGGCATGTTAAAATTATTAGCAGCCAAATTTTCATCTTGTTTAGCAACTTTAAAGTAAGTATGTTTTTCGCTAAATACTATTTTATCTTTGCCAGCGTTCATCATAAATACATCTGGAACACTTGATGGTTTTACAAATCCTTTTAAAGATGTCTTATCAGTATCATCACTCTGTAAAGCAGTACATCTACAATTCCAACCATTCGGAGGAAAGTAGTTATTCCAAAATTTATCATCAACTGGTCTTTTAATCCTATCTAACATAGCATGTTCAGGTCGAACCCTACCATCACCAACTGTTACATATTCCAACATTGGTAGTAACTCTTTATTGTTCTCAATATCCATCCACATTGATGCAGAGCGGCTTTGACTTATTGCAGCGTTATATTCAGCTCTTAAATAACCTTCTTTGCCATTATATTTTTCAAATATTTCAGTTCCTGTTTTCTTATACTCACTAAATGGCTTAATTCTATCTTTGTCATAAATAGCATCTACCATTTCACGTACTTGATGGTATTGTTTAGCACCACTAAACACATAAACATTATTTCGTAAACTATTTAACATTGTATAATCTGGACTATTCCAAACAACATCAGTTAAACTCTTACCGAAACCATTATAAACGCCATTAGTTAGTTTTTCAGCTACCTTTTGATATGTAAGTAAGTCTAAAGATTGTGGAGTGATTAAACCACTATAAACACCAACAACAATACGTTCAATTTCATCATCTGAAAATATATTTATTGGAGCTGCATTTTGTATGTCGCAGAATGAACACACTATTTGTAAAGATTATCTAATCTATTTTTAATATTTTCAACTGAATTAGGTTCCATTACTTCAATTACTTCACTACCATATTTTTCATCTAAGTATTCAGCACTAAAAGTAAATTTACCCGTTTTGATTAATTCAATATCTATTTTAGATTGATCTAATAACGACAATTCTTCTTCAGTTTCTACTTTGATTTTAGTATTTGGTGGAAAAATACCTAGTCTTTGCATCATAGGTACTAACTGATAATTTAAAACTCCTTCTATAAAAAATTCATCGTTAAAAGCTACATTCTTTAAAACACGTTCTTGAACTTCGGCACTACCTACAAAAGATTTTTCATCCATTGTTGCAGTTTGTCCTAATATCAATTTACTTATTTCACTATTGCAACGTGCTATCATCATATCAAATACTTGGTAAGCATCTGATTTACCACTATCAACTATTTCAATTAAATCATCTGTATCAAAAACTCCATAGCTTGAAGTCCCTAAGTTTTTTAGGAATCCTTCCATATTTGCTCTAGTTTCTTCATCCCTTACATTTGTTTTACCAATTCTTAATGGTACACCAAATACTTCAGCATATTCAGCCCATGCACCTAAAGCATTCTTTTTCCAAATAACTAATGGCGCTGCTTTCATCAATAAACCTAAATCACGTTCACGACCAACACCAATACACCAATTTTTATAAGGATTTTCTAAATAATCAGCACCTTCTAAATCAGCATAACTATTAGTTACAATGTGAAATTCAGGCTTAACGTATTCTCTAGGTATTAATTCAACAGCTTTAAATGTATCTTCAACAAGTGAATCAAATTGGATTAAAGAATATCCATAAAATATACTATCTAATGAATAATCTATAAAGTCACGAAACCATTTTGTTTTGATTAGTTTACATAATTCTTCATCTTCTTCATCATTTACCTTTACTTCAAATTCCTTTGACATTGTTAAATTCTTTCTTTGATTTATTGCAGCAGTTAAATGCGCATCTAAAACAATATCGTTATAACATCTGTAAAGTAAATATCTTTGTGGGCTATAAATAGATTCAGCAGAAGTTAACGCTGCCCTCCATTGTGCTATATCTTGACGTGACCTATATAATTGTGTTGGGACTGTTATACGTTTACGAATATCACTATTTGCCGGTCTATTAACTGAAACATTTTCAGCTTTATTAAAATTTATATCGTAGCCAAATATCTTCATTAGTAGGAATTAGTTTGTTTAGCAACAGCAGAACCATAACGAATGGACATGCCTTGTTGCGGTAATATTTGAGGTAAATCAGCAGTAACGTCACCACTTGCAACACGTTTTAAAAATGCAATGGCACCACCGCTTTGAGTTGGTGAATTACCATCGTAACGTTCTTTTCTTAAGTCTGGAACGTTTCTAGGATTAATACGAGAATGCAAATGGTATAAAGTAATATCTAATAAATACATTACTATTTGTTGATT